AAGCAGTATGACGTCAGTGGAACGGAAGCCTACAAGGAGCGGCTGCAAGGCGATATTCACAAGATCTCCTTTGTGCCAGACCTGACCGATGAGTCCTTTTCCGGGAATCAATCAGGAGAAGCTATGAAATATAAGCTGTTCGGATTCCAGCAGACTGCAAAGGACAGCCAGAGGGGATTCAAGAAGGGTCTTGTGAGACGGTACCGGCTGCTGCTGAATATCAAGAAGTTTGTCAACGAAGCCAGTAACGACGATTTGGGAAACTTTACAGTAACATTTACTCCGAATCTACCGAAGGCGGTACTGGAAGAACTGAAAGCCCTGGTGGATGCCGGAGCAGAGTTCAGCCAGGAAACGCTCCTGGAGCTGGCGTCGTTTGTTGAGAATATCAAGACTGAGCAGGAACGGCTGCAGGAGGAAGCAGAGGAACAGAAAAAGGATCCTGTGATGAGGGACATGTTCGGCGGTGACGGCGATGGCAACGAATAGTGAATACTGGAAAAAGCGGGAACAGGAAAATTTGCGAAAGAACCTCAAGTCTGAAGCGGAGTATGCGAAAGAGATCCAGCAGACCTATAATTTTGCCATGGATCAGATCCAGAAGGAAATAGATTCGTTCTATGCAAAATACGCCAAGGACGAGGGTATAACTATTGCCCAGGCTAAGAAGCGGGCATCCAAGCTTGATATGGAGGAATACTCCCGGAAGGCGAAAAAGTACGTCAAGGAGAAGAACTTCTCCAAGCAGGCCAATGAAGAAATGAAGCTGTACAATCTCACTATGAAGGTCAACCGGTTAGAGCTTTTAAAGGCGAGCATCGGACTTGAACTTGTCAGTGCTTTTGATGAGCTGCAGCAGTTTTATGAACAGACTTTGACAGAACGGACGATGGATGAGTTTAACCGGCAGGCGGGGATCCTAGGATCGTCTGTTCCTGACAATGCGGCAGTGATGGCGGCGACTATTGTCAATGCATCGTTTCATAATGCAAAGTATTCCGAGCGGATCTGGATGCATCAGGACATTTTGAGAAATGAGCTGGGGAAGCTGCTGACGAGGGGAATGGTTCAAGGGAAGAATCCACGTGCATTGGCCAGAGAACTGCGTAAGACGTTTCAGGCGTCTATTTTCAATTCGCTGCGGCTGTTATGGACGGAGCTGGCGAGGGTTCAGACCGCTGCACAGATGCAATCCTACAAAGATAACGGATTCGCCGAATACGAATACCTGACGGCACGAGATTTCAAGGTCTGTGCGACCTGTAAGGCGTTAGACGGCAAGATTTTCAAAGTAGATGAAGAGGAAACGGGGACGAACTCCCCGCCGATGCACCCATGTTGCCGATGCTCCACTACGGCACATATGGATCTGAATGCTTACGAGAAGTGGTTGGATGGTTATAGTGAGCACGGGATGAGCTTTAAGGAATGGCAGGAAAATAAAAATGACGCAAGGACAAAAAAGCGTGGTATAATAAATAAAGCGAAAGCAAACACAGTATTTACATATTCGAGTCTTCCGGCCAATAGCGATATACGAGCGGAGGGCATCTTCGACGAGTTAAACAAGACTAGGATTGGGAAGAGGGCGATTCAGTATATGGAGGAGAAGGGATTGCACTTTGAGCTGAGTTATCGTCCAGAACCCAGCGGAGATCGAGCATACAGTCAAGGCGATTTCATGAAGCTGCATGTTTTGAACAATGCAAATGAGCGTTATGCAGCAGCTGCTGTCGTGCATGAATTGACTCACCATTATTACGACACAGGTGGATGTCAGAGAGCAGAAGTATTGTGCTACATGAATGAACTCAGACAGATGCGAAACATTGATTCACTGACCATTAAAGATATGCGATATGTTATAAGTGTTGTAAAGGATGCCTATGGTGATTTTAAATGGAAAAAAGGAGGCTATTTCAATGGGAAGCCGTATTGATAGAGATATATCCATGGAATTAAGAGAAGGTACAAAGGTAACATGTCTGAAATGTGGCAAGGGGATTTATAAACCAGCAGGGGCAGATTACAAGACCGCACATTCGTTTTTGTGTGATAAATGCAATGACGAAGTTAGGTTTACGCCAAATGTGACAGTAGAATAAATAAAGAATTTACAGGTATAAAAAATGAGACGTTGACCCCCACCAGAAAGGGCGGAGGAGCGTCTCATTTTTTAAGGAGTCCTGCAATAGCAGAATCTCTTAAATATTTTATACTATTTTCTAATGAAAACGTCAAGAAAAGTTGAAGAAAGCAGGAGGAGAAGCATGGCCAGGGATGATATTTTTAGAATCATTTATGTTATTTTGAAAGAATTATACGAAGCCCAGAAGGCAGGAAAACGAATCGATCCTGATGTTATAAGCTCGGAAAGATTTCAAATTCCGCCAGGCTATCTGGCAGATATAGTTACTGAACTTATTGATAGAGGCTATGTCCGGGGAGTTTCGTATCGTGAGACGAAGTCGGGCAGGATCTTCACTCCGTTAGAGGATATGTCGATCACACTGGAAGGCGTTGAGTATTTGCAGAGCAATTCGATGATGAAAAAGGTTCATGAGCTGCTAAAGGACGTGAAAGATATTATTCCAGGAATATAACAGCGAACGTACTCGGGTGTCCTTCGGGCCCCGGGTCTTTTTATACAGCAAGTTACCAGCAAGTTAATCCATCAACTGTGGATCAACTCTGTAATCGTTGATTTTACTGTGATTCGCAATGGGAAATCAACTATGGATCAACGAAATTTTGCGTGGATTAACTCAAATAAGCAAATTAAAACTCAAATTGCAACTTAATTAAAACTTAAATTAAAACAAGGGGTTGATGTATTGATTGAAATAACAGTTGATGAAACTGAAATCAGAGTGGATGGCCATGCAGGATTCGGTCCTCCGGGACGGGATATCGTGTGCGCTGGGGTAAGCGCTCTGTTTCAAACTCTGGTATGGTCTATCGAAGATGTTACGGGTGATATAATCGAATATGGTTTTGGAGAAGGAAATTCTTTTCTAAAACTTGAAAAGTGCGTCTCGGAAGAATGTGATCTTCTGATACGTTCTTTTTTTATTGGCATCAATGCGATCCAGCAAATGTATCCGGATTTCGTCCGGCTTATATGGATCAGTAAGGATAAAAGCAATGGACTGGGCGCAGAAGTGAATGGTCTGGGGCGGAAAGGATGAAAGATATGGTGGAAGTTTTAGCAAATGAAGGAAAAAGAAAAATACTGTTGCAGCTGTTTGGCGAAGGTGACGGCGGTGGGTCTGAAGGCGGAAATGGCGGTGGAACCGACAGCGAAGGCGGCAATGGTGGATCAGGTGACGGTAAAGGTGGATCTGGCGGTGAGATGCTGTCC